TGGCAGCAAGAATACGCACAAATCATCAGGATGAGATAAGGGCTAAGATACAGGTAAGCCAGCTCATTAACCGCGTCCAAGCATACGCCATGGGTGACCTATCTGACGACGAAGTCAGTTCTAATAGGCTCAATGCAATCAAACTGTTGCTTGGTAAGGCTCTCCCAGATATGAGTTCGGTCGAGATGCATACCACGCTTGATGGGAATTTACAGATCAACACAGTAACGCTGGTCGCAGGTGTTAGAAGTCAGGGCTGACATAGCCGTACCCGACAAGCTAATCCCCATCTTCCACGGGGTAGCAGACGTCAGGGCGGCGTACGGTGGCAGGGGATCAGCGAAGACTCGAACCTTCGCCAAGATGACCGCAGTCCGGGGTTACATGTGGGCTGAGGCTGGCAAGGAGGGGATAATCCTCTGCGGCAGGCAGTACATGAACAGCCTAGACGAATCAAGCCTGGAGGAGATCAAGGTAGCCATAGGTGAGGAGCCGTGGCTGGCTGAGTACTACGAGATCGGCGACAAGTTCATCCGTACCCGCAACGGCAGGATAGAGTACAAGTTCGCTGGTCTGGACAGGAACATAGCCTCGGTCAAGTCCAAGGCAAGGATACTGCTGTGCTGGGTCGATGAGGCCGAGCCGGTGAGCGAGAAGGCATGGGAGACGCTGATTCCCACCCTGCGGGATGAGCAATCAGAGCTATGGGTCACATGGAACCCAGAACGTAAGGGTTCAGCTACAGATCTCAGGTTCAGGAAGACCACAGACCCAAGAACCAAGTGCGCCGAGATGAACTGGCGCGACAATCCTTGGTTCCCCGACATACTAGAGCGTGCAAGGACGAAGGACAAGGCAGAGAGGCCAGACAGCTACGGTCACATCTGGGAGGGTGAGTACAGGACAGTCATCACTGGCGCCTACTTCGCATCCCACCTGACCAAGGCCAAGGAGGAGGGCAGGATAGGCTTCGTTGCTGAAGACCCACTCCTGACCAAGAGGATATTCTGCGACATCGGTGGCACGGGAGCCAAGGCCGACGCCTTCACCATGTGGGTCGCCCAGTTCGTCGGGGCAGAGATCAGGATACTGAACTACTACGAGGCGGTCGGGCAACCCCTAGCTACGCACTTAGCGTGGTTGCGCGTCAAAGGGTACACCCCTGAATTCGCGCAGGTCTGGCTGCCGCACGATGGAAGTACCCAGGACAAGGTCTATGACGTATCCTACGAGTCAGCAATGAAGGACGCAGGGTACAAGGTCACCGTTGTACCTAACCAGGGCAAGGGTGCCGCTATGGCACGCATCGAGGAGGCCAGGCGTCTATTCCCATCCATGAGGTTCAACGAGTCCACTACCGAAGCCGGCAGGGACGCACTTGGCTGGTACCACGAGAAGCGGGACGAGATACGGAACATAGGCCTCGGCCCTGACCATGACTGGGCGTCACACGGCGCCGACGCATTCGGGCTGATGGCAGTAGCACACGAACTACCTAGCGGACCTAGAAAGCCCCTCAACCTTAGCACAAGGCACATCATATAATGGCAGACGAAAAGAAGACAGAAGAAGACCTGATTGCCTACCTCCGCAAGGAGGAGGATGAAGCCAGGCAGTACCAGCGTCAGGAACTTCAACCCGATAGGGAGAGGAACCTCGCCTACCTGCTAGGGCGGCCCAACGGGCACGAGGAGGAGGGTCGGAGTCAGGTCATATCAACCGACGTCTGGGACGCGCTGCAGGGCATGATGCCCGCGCTCCTGAAGCCCTTTACCTCCACAGACGAGTTTGTGAAGTTCGAGCCTGTCAACGAGGAAGACGTAGAGGCCCCCGCAACAGCCTGATATGGGCATGGGGCAGCCCAATATGGGTATGCCCGCCCCTCAGCCGATGGTGCACGACGTGACCGTCAGGGTAACCAACAAGACGGGTCAGGCCAAGATACACAACATCCCCCCTGAAGAGTTCACCTTCAACTCCGATCTTGCAAGCCAAAGCATAAAAGACGCGTCCTTTGTTCAGAGGGAGGTGTTCAAGACAATATCCCAGATCCGTGAGATGGGTTACCAGATCGAGGATGATATAGAGGACGACGGTGAGGACTACTACTCCTACACCGAGAGGAGCAACCGGAACGAGAACTACCGCACGATACAGGGAACCTCCGGCGAGGGGGCAAGTCGGATGGTCATGTTCAAGACCGCCCACTGCCGCTACGACGCCAATGGTGACGGTATTGCTGAGTTACTAAGAATTGTACGGATCGGAGACACCATTCTCGAGATGGAGGAGACGGAAGAGATCCCCTACTCCGCCGTGCATTGCCACGTCATCCCACATAGGTTCGCTGGAGTGGCGAGTGCGGATGTCGTGGTGCCCATTCAAGACCTCAAGACAACCCTCTGGAGGCAGGCGCTGGACAACATCTACGGGATCAACAGTAACAGGGTATTCGTGTCAAACAGGGTTGATCTGGATGACATGCTCTCTAATCCACTTGGTGGGATAGTACGGGTTGACTCCGAGACAGCGCACGGGCACGTAGCACCCGCACCAATAACACCCATCATAGGGGTCATCCAGCCGATGATCGAGTACGCGGACACCGTCAAGGAGAACCGCACAGGCTTCACACGCTATAGTTCGGGGATGGACGCTAACTCCCTCAATAAGACGGCTACTGGAATAAGCAAGATCATGGAGGCAGCCAACCAGCGCCTAGAGATGATGGCACGAACCTTTGCCGAGACCGGCATTAAAGACCTCATGATAGGCTTGCATGGTGTAGTTAAGCGTAACGCCACCAAGGAAGAGACAATCCGTCTCAGGAACAAGTGGGTCAACGTAGACCCCCGCAACTGGAGGACTAGGGTGGACATGACCGTCTCGGTCGGACTCGGAACCGGTGACCGTCAGCAGCAGATTCAGCAGATGCAGATACTGGGGCAGGTTCAGCAGATGGTCATGCCGCTAGGCCTAGCTAACCCAAAGACCATATTCAACGCCCTCCGCCGTGGCGTAGAGGCTATGGGGTACAAGGACGTGGGGCAGTTCTTTGTCGAGCCACCAGACGGCCCAGCACCACCACCACCCCCCTCACCAGAGGCTCAGGCAGCCCAAGCGCAGATGCAACTGGAGCAGGCCAAGATGCAGATGGAGGGCCAGAAGCTACAGGGTCAGGGACAGCTAGAGCAGCAGAAGATGCAGATGGAGCAGCAGAAGGCCGCTGCCGAGATGCAGGCCGCCGAGCAGAGATCCGTGATGGAGATGGAGCTTGAGCAGATGAAGTTGCAGCAGGCCGCACAATTCGAGCAGGAGAAGTTGCAGCAGGGCGCAATGATTGAGCAGATGAAACTCGAATCTCAGGCGGCACAGGCGGCACAGGCGGCACAGGTGCAGCTACAGGTCGAGCAGATGAAACTAGAGGCGCAGATGCAGATTGAGCAGATTAAGCTGCAGGCTCAGATGGAACTGGAGAGGTACAAGATAGACTCACAGACCCAGTTGGAGCAGTCCAAGGCCGTCCTCCAGGCTGAGACAGTAGTAATGACCCACCAACCAAAAAGGAATAAGCCATGACCATCACATTTAACACCGAAGTAGAGGGCTACACAGAGACCTACACAGAGGGCTCCACGTACACCCTAAATAGTGCCCTAGAGGCGAACTATGTTGCGGAGGGGGTTGCCTCATTCTTCGTCCCAACTAACGTAAAACTGACTGGCGGTGCCCTTATACGGAAGACCGTCACAGAATTGGCTGACGCTGACGCGACGCTGACCCCGGCGCAGATAGTTGGCGGGATATTCGTAGTCGCAGTGGCAACCGGCCCCATAGTCCTTACCACACCATCAGCGGTCCACATCCTTGAGCAGCTTGATGGCGAGGAGGACAACACAACCTTCGAGGTGACTGTTGTCAACCTAGCAGAGGAAGATGTAACCATTGAGCCTGGCGACAATGTTTCGATGGTCGGTAGTCAGGTTGTCAATAATGCCTCCGCCACATGGATTGTGCGTAGGGTGAGCTTCGACACGATAGAGATGTACCGCAAGTGAGCTCCGATCTGGAGCGAGCAGCAAGGGCGCAGGCAGTACTTGAGAACCCTGAGTTCCAGGCGGCCTGTGATGACATTGAGCGCGGGATAGTGGACAGGTGGAAGTCTTGTAGAGCTGCCAGAGGGTACACCGCCAGATGTAGTGGCGGCGGTTCAGAAGCTGATTTCCGCTAAAGAGAAGTCACTGAAGGCCGACTACACCCAAAAGACCCAAGAGGCATCTGAGATGCGTAAGGCTGCGACCGCGTACTATGAGCAGACGCAACAGCAAGCGGCATTCAATCAGCAGCACATCGAGGGCATCGCCAGGCTACAGAACCTGCAGACGCAGGTGAAGGAGTACGACGCGATCAACTGGAACGACCTGGCAGACACTGACCCGGTGACGTTCCTGAAGTACCAGCACGCACGAACCCAGCTACGTGAGCAGCACAGCCAGTTGTACAGTGAGTTGAGCGGAAACGCAAACGCAATGTCGCAGCAGCAGGCCGACCAGAGACGCAAGTCCGAGCAGGATGGGCAGCAGGTACTAGCTAAAGACCTACCAGGATGGGGCGCAGAATACGCAGCCAAGATTAACCAGTTCGGGCAGAAGACCTACGGGTTCTCAGCCGAGGAGCTTGGCAATATCTACGACCCGAGGATGGTGAAGGTCCTAAGCGACGCGTTAAAGTACCAGGAATTGAAGACCAAGGGGGTCAAGGCGAAGCAGGTGCCAGAGGCCCCTAAGAGGTTCGTCAGGCCTGGGGCGAAGGTAACACAAGGCACAGAATCCGAACGACGCGAACGCCAGCACCTGAGAGATACAGGCAAGGGCGCAGTGTCACTAATCGCAAGATACTTATAAAGGAATTAAATCATGGCAACTTTTCAAACGTACGACTCTAAGGGCAATCGTGAATCGCTCTCTGACATAATCAAGGACATCAGCCCAGAGGAAACTCCAGCCCTGTCCAACTTCGGCAGTGACACATGCAGCTCCACCTTCGTTGAGTGGCAGACAGACGCGCTCGCCGCAGCCAACAAAGACAACGCCCGTAAGGAGGGCGAGGACTCAGCCCTGTCCGCCGTTAACCCGACCGTTCGTCTGGGCAACTACGTTCAGGACAGCGAGGTCAGCTTCGCAATCACCAACGTGCAGGACAAGGTTAAGAAGGCCGGACGCAAGTCTGAGTCGGCGTACCAAGTCGAGCGTGCGTTCCGTCAGATCAAGATTGACATCGAGGCTGGTATCACTACCAACAACGCTGCGGTCGCTGGTGACGGAAGCACCGCACGCAAGTCTGCCGGTCTGGAGACCTTCGCATGGGAGGTCAAGAGCCACGGCGCAGGCTCTCCTGGTGGCTCGACCACTTCCGTCTCTGCTGGTGCACCCGTAGTCGCACCTGTTGACGGCGACACGCGTGCCTTCGACGAGGCTCTCCTGAAGGCTGTAATTCTGGCCGGCTACGACAAGGGTGCTCGCTACAAGATGGCCCTCATCCCGTTCAAGCAGAAGCAGATAATGGCTGGCGCCGGTTTCCCCGGTGTCGCCGCTACCCGCATGAACGCCGAGGTAGGCAAGAAGTCTATGGCCGGCATCATCGGCGCGGTTGACGTGTACGTTTCGGACAACGGGGCCATCATGCTCACGCCCGACGCCCACATGCGTAACCGCACCGTGCTGCTTGTTGACCCTGAGTGCGTTAAGACTAGCTTCCTCCAGTCTTACGAGCACGAGGAGCTGGCTAAGACAGGCCCAGCCACTAAGCACCGCGTTGGTGCCAACTGGACTCTGGTCGTGTCTAACCCACGCGGCATCGGTAAAATCGCTGACCTTTCGTAGCGTGTAGTAATGCTGCCTCTGGAGACGGGGGCAGCGATTAACACATGCATGGGAACTAAAATGGCTCGCCGATTACTCTCACACAACCCGATGACGAACGTCTCGCGGTACTTCCACGACGACGGTGCTGACTCTGACAAGTACACCATCGAGACCGAGCAGAAGGGTCTGGACATAATCACGGACTACTGCAAGGAGGCTCGTGAGGCTAACAAGTTCAAGGGGTACGGTGAGGGGGCGGTGGACTACAAGATCCCCGCAGCGATCGCTGGGCAACTTATGGCAAGGGGCTTACTGTTTGAGCCGACGTACATGGCGAAATTCAAGCGCGAGAACCCGCAGTATTCTCTCAGAGACCCGGGCACTAAATACTTCACGGTGACAAGATGAACTATAACACACTAAAAACTGCCGTCGCGGACTGGATGCACCGCGCAGACCTGGCGAGCAACATGGACTCGTTCATCTCCCTCTTCGAGTCAAAGGCCAACACCGCCCTCCGTGTCCCGGAGATGGAGGTACGCGCCACCACCACGCCCACTGACGAGTACGTCGCCTTCCCCAATGGATTTATTGAGCTCCGCAACATCCAGATAAACACCACCCCGCCCACCCTCCTGAGGTACGCCTCGCCGCACAAGATTGACGAGCTAAAGCTTACCTCTGGAGCACCTAAGTACTACACCGTGGTTGGGAACCAGTTCCAGATCAACCCAAGCGCGGAGGGTCTGGAGGTTGAGATCAGCCACTACAGCCGCATCCCCGCCCTATCACCAACAAATCTCAGCAACTGGCTCATATCGGCCTACGAAAACTACTACCTCATGCAGCCGCAGGGTCGTCACTACAGCAGGGGTGAATTACCTAGCCTCTGACTTTAATGCAGGCGGTTCCGATATTAACGCGTTCATCTGGCACGCCTCAGGTACAGGCGATACTGCTGAACATATTGCCGACACCACAATGGAGGCTGATTCGGCAGTTGACCGTGTCTCTGGGTCACAGTCCAACCCCTCCGCCAACCAGTTCAGGACAGTAGCCACAATGGCCTACGTGTCAACTCTGGCCATTACGGAGCATGGTGTGTTTAGTGCCTCGACCTCTGGCACGCTGTGGGACAGGAGCGTGTTCGCTGCCGTGAACGTGGTCTCCGGAGATAGCATTTCTTTCACGTACACCTTAACTTGCACCGCCGGAGGATAATTGGTAGCAATATCAACAGGTTGTATCAGTGCGCCGATTGTGGGTCAACGAACATATCACACAGTAAAGATATAGGGAGTAATCATGGGTATTGAAGTAGCGACACTGATCTCACAGCTAAATGAGACCTTCCCTGCGGGGAACGAGGACATCAAGGAGGGTGATGATCACCTACGTCTAATCAAAGCTGTCATTAAAGGTGACGCGGTTAGCATCAGCGCAACCCAAGCCATCACCGGCGCAAAGACTATGACAGGCGCTAATGTCTTCAACGGCACACTAGGCGCTACCACACCTGCTGCTGTGGCGGCTACTACGGTTACGGCGAGTACCCCGATTGGTGCTGCAAGTGGCGGAACAGGGGTCGCAAATAATTCAGCGATGACTGTGACTGGCTCTGGTAATCATGCCTACACCCGGACGCTTACCGCAGCCACGAATGTCACATTCCCTACAAGTGGCACGCTTGCAACTCTGGCAGGCAGCGAAGCCCTGACCAACAAGACCTACAACGGCAACACCTTCACCGCCGGGACTGGCGTTTTGACTATTGCTGCTGGCAAGACCGCAACTGTAAACAACACCTTGACCTTGGCCGGTACTGATGCCACGACGATGACGTTCCCGACGACCTCGGCAACGGTAGCTAGGACTGACGCAGCACAAACGTTTACTGGCGTACAGACACTTGCTAGT